TATCATATACATTATTTTTTAAGGTGTGGTGTGAGTACGTATCTGTAGTTTGTCTGTTTTGTTCATAATGGGTATTGTTTTGAATTATTCATCTTGAAAATCGTCAATCTCAAACTCCCAACACGAAGCATCCTTTTGTCGGATATTATCTAACAACCATTCATTTGCGTTTTCAAGCTCATCATTTTATCGGAATTACGGCTTAAATAACACTTTCTGACTTTATGTATTTGCTTTTCAAATAATTCGTCAGATTCTGCTATTTGCTTTGCTGTATATTTGCTCATATTTTACTTTTATTTACAATATCTCTATTGGATTTCAGTATTTCATCGAAAGAAGGAATAGGCATCCAGCATACAACCTTAATATCATCTTTTTGGACATTTCTTCCTAAATATGATATATCACTATCAGTAGTCCATACACCATTTTCATACGTAAATATATCTATATGCTTACGTGATTCAGCTTCTCTATTATCGTATTTATAGTAATATAAAAATCCGACTAAAACACGCTGACCTTTATCCGGAAATCGTTCATTAACACTTATCCACGGAGATTGCTTTTCCTGCCATTCAGCACCTTTCACAAATGCGTTTTCTGCAATTTCATCATGAGATAAATATGTAAAATCATCAAGTGATGTGTGCGTACCATAAGTAGTTAATGTTTCAGCACTTGTCATTCTTGCTTCTCTCGCAGCTTCTTCTACTGTCTGTTTCATATTATTCCTCCTTTCATTTAAAGTGTTCAATAAGTTCCCAGACGGTAGCCTTGTGATTTAACCTATTAAACATATTTGGATAGTATTTAATGTTATGGTCTTCAATACACCTAAACCAAACAACGCCACCATTTGTAAACCACTGCATACAATCGTTGTCACCCCTTAGTGCGGCGATGGCAAGGAAAAGTTCATCGTTGATTCCGCAATCAATTCTACCTGCACAATTCCAAGTTATATGCGGATTCGTTGAATCGAACATCTCATTCGTAATAACGGTGTATTTTGCATACTCGTTATTTACTGCTGTTGCTAAGCATAACTTCTCACTATTAAATATCACTCTTGATGGTTTATACCCTAATTCTTCCAACCTCATTCTAAGTGCTTTAGTATTCTTTCTTATAAAGCACGGTGTTGTAAATCCCATAGTTATTTCTCATTTTTTAACGAAACATTTCTATTACTACTTTATTTTCTGAGTTTCCATCATCAGGATGTACATCAGTAAAATCAATGACAGTAAAATCAAATAAATCGGGTGTATATTCAGTTTGATAATCTCCCGTATTCATTACAATATTTATTGGAACATCTTTATTTACGACTAACATTAATTCGTCAATCATATTTTGAACAGTAATTATTCTCTTCATATTTCCACTTTTGTATGATTACTAAAGTCACAGTAAAGATACTCCCACCAATCGCCATAACGGTATTTGTCATTCAAATACCTACAACGAGTATTCCAAGTGTTTTTCTGCCATACTTCATACAACACACCCTTATGGATGAAAGTATCACCTTCTTTCAGAGTTGAAATCTTGACTGTCTTCTTCATTCCTGTTTTATATTACATAAATATTCTTTGCTAAAATACCCTTTTGCAATAAGCCACTTAATCATAGACACGCAACTGTCAAAAGGGCTGTTCTCGATCGGGGTACCGGAAAAACAATCTACGGTATATCTACATACGGAGAAGTTATATCCATCCTTATACTTAATCAGTTCTGGATGGTTATTAATCGGTTTTTACTATTTTCCCATTATCCAATATCAAATATAACCGGCATTTATAGCTGACTGTATCCGCCCATTGGTGAGCATATTTCAAATACTGATGTAGCTTATACCTTCCGGGATTATTCATCATTTTATTTCTTATTCTTTTTTTCATCAGTTTTGAGGGTTATTGTTTTTCTTCATTTTTCAAAAAGCCACTCCGGTCAGGATATACCTTTTGTACCAGTTTCTCCATTTCCTCAATAGCTTTATAGGCATTATTTATATCATCTTCACGATAGGGATTGTTAGGATTATCGCCAAATAAACCATATATGACCTTGTATGAGAGCCTGTGAGCACGTTGCCTATCAATGTATTTTTGCTCACAGGTAGCAGTACCGTCAAGCGTTCCGCCAAGGCTGTTTGTAACAGCCATAAGCCTTGCCAACAATTTCTTTTGAGTTTTATTCATTTCTTATCCGGTTATGAGCCATTTGCCGACATCGGCAAATGGCAGATTATTATTTCCTCCAAAAACTGTCTCCGGAGATTGACCGGGCCGTATCATCCGCAGTAAGCCGGATATACCGGAAGAAGTTCTGCTCAGACCTGTGCCCTGTCAGTCTCATGATCTCCAATGTCTTCATCCGTCCTGTAAGATACATGTTCGTGGCCGCGCTTCTTCTTGCCGTATGGCTGCTGACCAGTTCCCATTTCTCCCGGGTCTCCGTGACCAGCCTTCCTCCCTTCGTGTAGGAGAAAGTGATCCTGTCGGTAAGCCCTATCTCCCTCATGATGACCTTCAGATACTTGTTGAAATACTGTATGCACAGTCCTCCGGGTATGTTCCCGTCATATTTCTCGAATATCTCCCTTACATAATCATGAGCCGGGACCTTGACGTCCACATTGGTCTTCTTTGTCCTTTTTATGATGTATCCATCTCTCAAATTGTCTTTTGTCAATGTCGAATAATCGGAATATCTCAGAGCGGTCAGACAGCCTATGACGAACAGGTCACGTATCCGCTCCCTGGCCTTTCTTCTGTCCTGCCTCTCAAACTTGTAATAGTAGATCCTTGCGATCTCGTTCATCGAGAGGAAAACGGCATTTACCGGCTCATCACGCAAATCTGTTCCGTCATAGGTGGCGTCGACGGCGTAATTGTACTGCGATGCTTTTCTGACGAGCGACTGTATCTTTTGGACATAGCCCGCTATGGTGTTGTGACGCAGCCCCCGGCTCTCAAGATAGGCAATGAAGTCGTCCAGAAACTCCTCCGTCACGGAATTGGTGAAGATGTCACAGTCGAATTCGGTGGAAAACCTGTCTATGTGCCGGAGGACCGCATCATAAACCGCGGCATAATGTCCGGACCTGCGTTTTCCCCTTCTCTCAAGCATATCCCTTGCAAAGTCCGTGAAGTACACCCCCTCAAGCGGCCTGTCTTGCCGGAAATGGTTGATATAGTCCCGCCTGGGTTTTCCGGACCGTGCGGGAACCGTCACCTGCAGTGCTGCTAGACACCTCCCGTTCCGCATCCGGTCAGCCTTGCAATGATCGGGCGGAACTTTTCCTTTCTCAGTCTCACATCATAATACGCGGTTGTCGCCCTGCATCTGGATATCTTCAGGAAGGAGGCTATCTCACGGAACAGATACCCTTCCTCGTACGCCATATAGCAGAACAGCATCCTTGAATCGGATATGTTCCTGGATATCATCCGGGACAGGGTCATCTCCTGGGAGACGCCCGTCATTCCGGAGATCTCGTCCAGTATAAGCTGCATCGGTTTCTTTTCCTTGTTGTCTTTTCTCAGGTTCATAAGATTGTCGTTTAAAAGGTTCTTAAATCTGTTTTAAAAGCACCGGCTCCTTATGCGGTGCCAGGTGGTTCTTTTCCTGAAACTCTGCGGACGGAACGCCCTGTCACGCTTATGCCAGCCCTCCCGGCACCGGAGTCTTGGTTCATCCAGTATCTCCTCCATTGCGGATTTGGCCCTCTCCAAATTTTTCAGCAGATACTCATTCATTCCGTCCTTTTCCATACAGCGCGAGATTTGGGGATTCGGGATCATAAGGCTCCACGGTGGTAAGGGTAACGGAGGATACGACCACACGTCCGCTCCCTTCGCAGGCGGGACAGGTCATGGTACTTACGGTGTCCGTCAGCTCGTCCAGGTTCTCAAGAAAGCCCAGGCCGCAGCATGTGCGGCACAGGACTACATGGGGATGGTCAAACTTCCTTCTTATCATCGCCGGAGAATTCAGGTTTCACATCAGCAGTGTAGGGATAGACATCCATAATGGCGGTCTCGGCCACCGAGCCGATGACATAGTCCGCCAGCGTGCCCTTCATCCCCTCGTCCAGCTTCTTTACGGCATCGCGAAGGTCGGAAGCCTGTACCAGTACGGTAGTGGGGGTCTTTTTCTCCGCTCCGCTCTTTTCGTCCAGCGTGATAAAGAACAGCTTGCACTTGAACCAGCGGTCGGCCGCATCTTCCTCAGAGGGGAACAGTTCGCTGTAACCGGCGCGTTTGACGCCCGAAACTGTAAATTCACCGTTGATATACGGGTTCATTTCTTCAATAATACGGGCTTCCGCTTCCGTGAAGCTGAGCGCATCGACCAGATAGGCTTCCGTTACTTTCCTGTTCATACCGTTCTCCGCCACCTTCTCGTAGCGGATGGAACATTCAAACCAATTGTGCGTCATAACTTACATCTTGTTAAATGAGGGTTCTATTCTTTTCCATTGATTATTTCCGTCCTTCTCCTCGAAGTAGAAGCGGATCACCGTGCCTTCCACCACGTTGCTCTCACGGAAGAGCCGCATGATTTCCGAATATTCGGGGTCGTTGAAGTCATCCTCGAGCTCGTACAGGCGGGAGATGGACTTGTAGTCAAGATCCCCGGCCTCGTTGCGCTGCAGCAGCGACATGGCCAGCTTGTACATGGGGTTGCGCCCGTCATCGCCCTTCTTGCCGATCCATGCGTTCAGGTAGTCCACAAGGCGCTTCTCCGCCACGTCGGCCCTCTCGTCGAAGCCCTTGACCCGGTTCCCTTTGACGGAGACCTTGAAGGTGTCGTTCTTCACCTCGAACCCGAGCTGCTCGTCACGTTTCAGGCCGCCGTACTCCTTCAGCTGGTCATAGTAGGCGGTGGCCTCCTTACGGAGCCATTCCTTGAACTCCTGGCCGTCCTTGATATACTTGCGGAGCTTCCTCTCCACAGAGGCGAGGAATCTGGCACGCAGCTTCTGGTAGTTCTTCTTTCGGTCCCCGTCCTTTCTTTTCTTTTCGGCCTGCAGCTTGCTTAGCAGGGCCTCACGTTCCTTTTCAGATAAATTCTTGATATCCATATCTGTTCTTATTTATTAGTGAATAAATTCCTGAATAAATCAGGGTCGATTATCTCCTCGTTGCAGTCAACGTTCTGTTCTATGGCCGTCTGGCATTCCCAGCAGAGATGGTTCACGGTCATGTGGTTGTTGTATTCACAGAACACCTTCCCGCACAGCCCGCACCGGGCGAACATCGGCTGCACGGTGTCCGCATCCTCCCGGCAGATGTCCAGCCCTTTGGCGTGGCAATCGGCACACATGTCAGCACATTCCTTTTCGAATTTCGTCTTTTCCATTGTCATTATTGTTGTTTTTATTATCGTTTGTCCATGCTACCAGAATCCATAACATGGCGTTCAGTGACCATGTTTTCGCCCAGAAGTCATCATTAACTATCATGCCCGTGAAAGCCGAGAGGGCGGATATCGCATACACAAGGTGCTTCATTCTCATACCTCCTCCTTCCGTCTTATGGCCTTCAGCTGTTTCAGTGTGGCCTTCAGTTCCTCCAGGTTCTGGCTTGACACCGGCTTCCTGCATCCTCCGTGGCTCTTCAGGAAGGAGGTGATCTTCGCCTTGTTCATCTCGACCTCCACGGGATTGTCGCTGCGGTAGCTCCTGTTGAGAAAACCGATGTCCATTGACACGGCGTAAATGGCCTTGACCAGTGCCAGTTTCTCCCGTCTTTCCGGATCCTTTCTTCCGTCGGGATCGAGCAGCGTCCCGATCAGCCTTGTGGCCTCGCTTTTGCACAACTCCGCGGACGTCGTTGTCCGTCCGCCGCTGAACTGCCGGACAAGATGCCTGTATTCATCCTCGTCCAGTCCGAACTGCCGTCTGAGGCGGTGTATGCACCGCTTCTGGGCATTTGTCGCGGGTAATTCAATTGTCTTGTTCATTGCTATTGCTGTTAAATGGTTCGTCACTGTTCCTGAGCCAGCATCTCTCATAGCCCTCCTTCCAGACCACATAGAATCCTTTCGGACCGGGAACACCACGGCTCATGTACCGGGCGCAGAACCCGTTCACCTCTATGCGGGAGAAGCAGTCCCTCTTGACTCTGTAGGCCACCGTGCCTTGCACCTCCTTCCCCTCCACATGGGAGATGTATACGAATATCTTCTTCCTGTATTTCTTCCTGAGCTCGACCAGCTGTTTGGCGGTGACGTCCATCTCGCCTTCAAGACTCTGCAGGGAGTCGATGATGACCACGTCCGGGGATCTCTGTTTCCCGAGGAATTCGTCAAACTCATCGAAAGTGGGGACCTCGTCCCAGAACAGCATCCCGCTCCTTGACGAATTCATGAATCCGAGCAGGGAGTCCCTGAAATCGGACTCGACACCCATCTCAAGGGAAATGAACAGCACCTTGTAGCCGATACGGTCAAATTCCCTGGCCAACTGGAAGGTGAAGGAGGTCTTTCCCTGTCCGGACTTGCCGTATACGATCCACGCCCCGGATTTCTGCCTCTTTCCAAAGGCATCCATGAAATCCTTGGAAAAGGGGATGTATTCGTATTTTTTGTTCAATATGTTGTCAAACGACAATGACCTGATCATAAGCCGGCTCCTCCGTTGCTGATTTCCTGTCTGATTACCACATTGTCTATCATTCCCGAAAGCTCGCGCAGGTCATCGGCGAACAATGCCTGGCGGGGATCGTCCTCACGCGGCTGCTTCTTGACCTTGGGAAGTTTTCCCCATATCTCTTCCGCCGTCTCCCTGTCCTGCACGCCGTTGGCCATACAGATGGCGATGACATCCTTTTTGGTAGCGCCCAGAAGGGTGATGTAATTGCGGCCGAAACGCCCGTCTATCTCGTCATACCCTTCAATACGTCCCACATACCGCCTGATATTGCGCTCCAGCGTTTCCGTGCCGGCCACCAGGCACCCCATGCGCCCCAGCGTGTCATCATACAGGGGAATAAGCGTGCACATGGCCGAATGCGTGAGCTTGCCGGCATCATCGATCAGCAGGACGGGCTTATAGGAGGACAGGGAATTCATGTGCGCGATGCACAGGTCCAGCAGGCTGTCATTATCCATATAGCGCGTCACATTCTCTCCCATGGCCTGCGCCAGTTTGGTAAGGAACTTGCGGCTGCTCCATTTGCGGCACTTGATATATACAACCCCCTTGTCACCGCACAGATTGTACAGGTCGATCAGAGACTGGGTCTTTCCGCTTCCGCTGCGGCTGCTGACACATACCCATTTGCTCTTTCCCCTGGCAACCTCGAACGCCCGCTTCACCTGCCGGTAAGAGGTTACGGTATCAACCACATTGCGGGAATTCTCATAGAAATAAAGGCCTGTGGCGATCCTGACCGCCAGGTTGTCGTCATTCGCGCCGTACTTGCCGGAACGGAACTGGGACATCGCCGCGTCGGACACGCCGCAGCGACGGGCCAGTTCTGAAGGTTTTGAACCACGGGCTATCAAATTCTCTATGTACTGTTTCAATGCTTCCTTATCCATAATTATGCTGTTTTTAAAGTGTTATTAAATCATCTTGAAAAATTCATGTCGGCGTCGTCCCATTCGTAATCGTCATCCGCAAGAGGGGACGGAACCCTGAGAGGTCCGGGCGCAATCTCTTCAAAATCCACGTCCTCCACCGTCTGGCCGCGTGCCTCGTACTTGCGGTCCTTGTGCCGTCCCCGGCTGTCGGTGAGCAGGGCGCGGTCCAGCAGGCTGTTGCTCTTCAGAAGCGGGTTCCGCTCCTGCATGGCGATTATCACCTCGTCCACCTGCTCCTGTCTGGCCACATACCGCCGCTCGAACTGCCGGTTGAACTCGTCCACTTTCCTGCGGTGCTCGAAATGTTCGGGTTTCTGGTCGATCAGGGCCATCGGTGTCTTCATGTCACGTTGCAGGAGGAATTTCAGGTCCCCGGTCTCCTTTGCCAGCCGGTGCCCTTTGGTGGATTCGGCATTGACGATAAGCACCTGCGACAAATCGTCGGGATCGTAGTGCACGGACCAGTCCTCGTGGAAATGATTGCGCAACTCCATGTTGAAACTCTCATAATTGATCCTCTCCCCAAAGAGCTCGATCAGCAGCCCCTTGCCGGTGAGCCGGTTGGTGCGTCCCGTCGTGTCGCCCATGAGAAACAGGTATTCCTCGTCGCAGAACGGCATCCGGCGTTCCATGGGGGTGCGTTCCCATGCGGCCATGTACGCCTCCAGCTTCTTGGCCCGCTCCCTTTGCATGATGCCGTGTATCTGCGCCAGCACGCCCTCCTCGTCGGGGATCAGGTGGCGGTTATAGTTCAGGATCTCTATATTGGGCTGGGAGCCGCGCTTGCTGTTGATGTTCACCCCGCTCCAGTTCTTCTCCAGCTGGTAGTACGTCTTGTTCAGATAATTGAAGTAGGGCTCGATGATCTTGGCCTTGGCGTTGTGGAGCGCGGCGGGGATGTAGTGCACCGTCATCGCCTCATAGAACGGAACCATCACCCCCTTCTGGTAGTTGTCACTCTGCAACTGCAGCGGCTTGTACCGTGCACCGAACAGTTCCCGGGCGTGCTTGATGGCGTTGCGCAATGCCTCGCGTATCAATGCCGGGCTCTCATGGTCGCCGACGGCGTATCCTATCGGGTACTTGCCGCAGGCGTCCAGCACAACCACGATGGTCTTGCGGTTGTGGTAGGTGGTTTTCTTGTAAGTCCTTGTCTCACCGTTCACCTTTTTGTCCACCGGCTGCCTCTTCTGGTAGACCAGTTCCACGTCCCATCCGTCCAGTGTCCAATAGGTCATGGCGGTCTTCGGAGCCTCGCGCTTGTGCTGCATCTCGAGGGAGTTCCTCAGCGCGGCGGTACCGCGCTGGTGCCCCAGGGTGGTGGATTCCATCATCTTCCGGTACCTGTCCACCGTGACAGGGCTCTTGATTTCCGGTTTCCCCAATATGGAGGCTATCTTGTTGTACTGTTCCATGATCTGTGCGTTGTTCAAATTCATGTGCTGGGAAAGCAGCTTGTGCATGATCGCCTCGTCCTCCTCGTCCCGTATCAGGGCGGCGGACGTGTTGCCCTTGTTCTTGTGCACCAGGGCGATGAAACCCTCGGCCTCATACTGGTCCACTTTACGTTTGAGCGTCTTTCCCGTCGAAGGAAGTTTGTGGGGATAGCGGGTGTTGCCTTTGCTGTCCCGCACTTTCAGCAGACCGTTCACCATCTCACTCAGCCTGTCCCATACGTTGAAACGGGATCCGCCACGTCCGAAACCGCATTCCGCATTGCTGTCGCGCAGCCGGATGACTGCATCCAGGACACGTGCCTGGAGCGTATAGAGCGTGACCTTCTCCGGTCTGAGCGGCTTTCCCGCACCGTCCCTGTAGGTGGTGAAGAAGGAGTAGGCGGCCTCGTTGTACCCTATAGCCCTCTCAAGCGGGCTGGTGGCGGCACGTTCGACATCCTCATGGGGATCACCGTAATATTTGATGTATAATTGCTGTATGTATGTCTCCAGCGAGTCGAACTCCACCAGGGCAGAAGAATTAGGAATGCTTCTTCTTGCGATAATTATCTGCTTCCGGCTTACCTTGCTGTTGTATGTCCCGACCGGAAGGAAGCCCTTCTCAGAACCCATTTTACGTTTAGAGTCATACATGATCAGCTCGTTGGCGTAGATACATACCTTGTCATTATAGATTACAGCCATATCAACCGTTTTATTGTTTAACCTTGTGCGGTTTCCGGCGTCGGACCGGAAACGCGGGCCGCCTTCCGGCTCCCTGACCGCGGTCCTATTTTTCCTCCCTGTAATACCTTTGTCCGATAAGGGAAAGGCAGCATACGACTGCAAGGACCGAGGCGGCGAGGTTCTCGTTGAAGGTGGGGCGGAGATTGTCCGCCAGTCTGAGCACTACCACAAGGCCGATGACTGCGGCCACTATATGGATAATTCTGAATGTTCTCATTGCTTTCGGTTTTTAATTAAGGGCGCATCCGGATAAAGATAAAGTGTCGAATTTTAAAATTATTGCCGGATTGGACGCGCCCTTCAGGGTTTATTGTTATTTTTGCTATGTCGAATTTTAAAAATTATTAGTCATGAATGATGAATCTATTGACACCTATCAGGTAACTGTTTTTTGCAGGGCTACTAATGAGGCTGTTATTAAAAGAGTGTTTAAAATATTATCCGGTTTTGGAGAAGCATGGAAGCCCGGTCTTCTGTTTATGACATCCAGCCTTTCGGACAAAAACAAGACTTCTCCATACAAACTAGGGGAGATAGCCTTCTTCCTGGATAATAATCCTCTATTGATCCATACTTTTACGCTGGCTGTCAACATTGTCAGTCAATATATCCAATCTTCTGTTTCGGAATGTGTTCTCGATCTTCACGAGACTGGGGTCGTGAATACATAAGGGTCTTGTAGGACGCGCTCCGTCCACTGTCGGCGTGATAGGGAAAGCCAGACGGGCGATTTCGGCTGAATATACATAAATACTGTTCTCGTCACGGGAGCCTTCCTTGGAGGTTTCCGCTGCCAGCTTGTGCGCCAGCTCCTCTATCTGTGTCGCAACCTTGTGCACTTCGTCAAATTGAATATCAAATTTCATGGTGTGTTAATTTTAATTGTTAATAATTCTATTCCTCTTCATTATCTTCTTCGATATGCCGTGATATCTGGTTGAACCGTGCTATCGGAATACCGAAGATTCTTACTACGAAAAAATGTCCGGGCTCTACATTCTGGAACACTTCATCAATCTCAATCAGTGTTCTTATAGCTTTTTTCTTTTTCATCATTTATAGATTAATAAGTGTGTTGATTTTGAACTGGTTTATTTTTCGATTTCCTTGACCAGACGCTTCGCTCCGGCTATATCCCATATCTTGTCGACCATCTCCGCGACCTTCATGTCGGTTGTCGGTCCTATCTTCACCATCACCGCCCCTTCGGCGTCCTGGTCCTTAGGAATGATGATGGGGCAGATCATCCCGTATTCACGCCAGATCGTTATCACGATCCTCAGGTATTCAAGGTTGATACCCATCGTATAAGTAATCATCCCTGTTCCTCCCATTCTATCAGCAGTTGTCTGTACACCGGAACAGGTTCGGGATATATGATGCCTTTGTTCTTGTGGGATATGGCCAGCTTCGTCAATCTGTCGGCTATACGGCGGCTCATTGTGTTGCCGGAATACACCTTGCATACATGGGAGTAGGTGACTTTCATGTTGGCGGCGACCGTTTTCAGGTCATTCCGATTGAGATAACGGCACACAGCCTGTTTCCAGTCGATGAAATCCGGACGGTACTTGGGCGCAGGAAGCGTCGGACGCTGTGCCGGACGAACGGTGTAGCCGCCGGTACGACGGATGGAGGGGAGAACCTCGTTAGTCACCCATTTGCGGAAGGCTTTTGCTTCGGGCTTGCGGGATATAAAAATCAAATGATATAAACCGGATTCATTGACTGCCTTAACTCGCTGATTTCCACCTGGGGTGTAACTAATAGTTACATCATGTTTTTCATCCATATCAAGCGACTGTATCGCCTTTCTTGGATTTTTCAGATTCAAAATATCACAGATATCTTGAGCTACAAACCATGTTTCATTTCTTTCTGTAGTAGCGCGAATCTTTGCACCAATTTCCGAATTGTTGAAGATTTGCAGACCTGTTGCCTGCTGGTTGTTGTTCGGTATTTCCATAATTCTTTATTTATCAATTGTTTCCGACTTGGTTATCTTGCCACATACTTGCTTGTATGCTTCAAACACTTTATTAGCCTGTGGCCCTTTGATATCTCCGCGTAAAGCGTTGTACACTGTCTTTTCACTGCACCCTGCGACTTGCGCCACTTTCTTTTTCCATCCTCTGGGAGGAAGAATAGGCAATTCTACTTCTTTAATAATCGTTGTTTTCATATCTGATATTTGAAATATGTTTCGTACATTTGTGGCGTTACCTCTTTAGATAACGATGCAAATATATGCTTAATATTTTAAGCAACAAAGGAAATTACTAATTATTTTTAGTGTATATGAATGATATTTTTAGTAGAATAAAAAATTTATTGATTTTCTTGAGATTAGCAATAACGAATTTGGTAGAACAATAGGCTGTTCTAGCGCACAAATTACTCAAATGTTAACCCATAAAAAGAATTTTGGAATAGACAAGCTGCTTAATATAATTAGTAATTATCCAAATCTTAACCCAAATTGGCTTTTAATTGGAGAAGGATCTATGTTAAGAGATAATGATCCTAATCCGACACTCATTCCTGACTCAAATGCACAAACTAGCATATCACAACAAGAAAACATGATACCTTATATATTATATGAGAAACTACAAGAGAAATTATGCGAACAAGCAACAACCATAGGAAGACTTCAAAACGAGTTGGATAATTTAAAGAAACAACAGCAGGAATCCCCAACAACAAACTCCAGCTCCCATGCAGAAACTGCCCAAAAAAAGCGGAGCTCATTGCGTATATCAGGTTCTTCTGCGCAAGCAGATGTCCCGACCATAAAATAAAGATAATAATTGAATGATAATCAGATATTAACAATTTAATCAAGAAGGAAAGCCTGTACGCTTTTCTTGATATTAATCATTAAAATAAAATTAACAATGGAAGATTTAAAGAAAATTGTTGTTACAAAGTATGGAGATTATCAAGGTAATGTTTCCATGGACATGCAGGACCTATTTATTTGCCAGCTTAAATCATTCGATTTGCCTGAAGGAGTTATTATCGGTGTCGGTTTTGAGTTTGACGAAATAAAAGGAAAAGAATTCATTCAATCTGTTATGTGCTATGTATTAGTTGCTGATCCCAAATACGGTGCCAACATGCAAGAAGTTATAGATAACACTCCAAGTGAAGGACTAAAGGTTACTAAAGTGAAAAAGACCATCCCTATAAATGAATTAGGATTGTTTTTTAAGCGTTTTAATTGCTGTGGCATTTACAAAGACCTTAAATATGAACAAGACTTTGATATTCAATGTTAAAAGAATAATGGGATGGCAAGTTATACCATCCCATTGTTTTTAAACGTCCATTTTCCCGTCCAACACATCTCTCTTGAGAAGAATAAGGAAGTTAACAACTTCATCTACATCCTTAGATGCTGGAGCAGCTTTACAGATGTCTGAAACCCATGTAGATAATCTTTCTGCGGCACCATTATGTCCTAATTGTGCAACTAATTCCTCTAGATAATTGAGATTTTCTTTAGCTTTTGCCATAATTGATTGATTTTTTTATTCAAAATTTCAGCTCCATTATTAGGGGAGCTTATTAGTTTTTATATCCACTTAAAAAAATGGAGGCTGCCTCAAATCTATACAGAAAATCGGGCAGCCTCACGCGAACAACAATCTTATTACCTTAAAAATAGACTAAAGCCTATATCCTGATACTTATATAACGAATTGGCTAGATTCACTGTTTTAAAGTGCCCCGGTAATGAAACCGGGAACACTTCGACGCGTCTATTTCACACACCAACACATAATTTGCACTTGAATCTATGCAAATATAAGTATTTTGCATATAAATCACTAATAATCAGTATATTAAATAAAATACGCTATAATTCTATATGTATTAAAGGGGTAAACTCACACTATTTTTCCTGTATCTCGATATATTTTCATGTATTATATATAAAAATTCAATAAAAAAAAACGGATAATTTGCATATCTGTTGCATATCTGTTTGGAACATTTTGTTTTTCATTTTGCATATCTGTTGCATATCTGTTTGAATGCCTGTTCTACTTTTTAACAATTTTATTAACATTTCGAGTTGAATATATGGAGAGCGTGAAATACTATATCCTATGGGTGGTTTTTGTTCTTTAAAACCGTTTGACAGGCTATTCTAGGGCATTTTAAGGGTAAATGAGTGGTAATGCTCCAATAGAGGCTTTATTGGGTTCTTATAAGGGGTGGAATGTCACCCAAATGCAACATAA